TAGTGAATCTGTTCCAAGCGGGGAAAAATATCTCATCTATGCAACGGACGATGGCTTCTTCTTCATATGTCTCACAAAAAGCAAGGCCGGAAATGCCTAACGCAGCATGAACCATCTCATGTCGGATCGTCTCAATGAGATCTTTCCCTTTCAGGGTTTTGTCTATCTCTATGAGTTTGCGGCGGTGGGAATACACACCATAGCAGTCATCATCACCTAAATCTCTGAATCGGATTCGGACCCGAACCCCGCCCATTGTTATGCTCTTAGGGAGGCTCATCCGTCTGCGTAGTTTTTAATCGCACGAGCATACACGCCCGCGAGCCTCCCACGATTATTGTTAATCATTCTCCACTCTTCGGCATTACTCCCAAAAAACGGTTCTGCAATCACCGCTACGGGGCGAACTTTTCGTAGGAAGTATGACCCACGTTGTTTAGGGCCTCGCGGTTTTATGCCCCGTGAAACCATTTCGGGATACGATTGCTCCATCTCATCACGTAGAGAAGAAGCAAGT